AAGTTAAATATATGTTAAGTATTCTGGTTGTTTATACTAAAAAAATATTAATGGATAGACTGGCGTAGTACCTATATATTCTTTGAACCTGTAAAATATTCTATATTAAGAAGTGTTAAGCAATTGTTAAGTTTTAATGGTGGATTGCCTGTATGCCTGTAATTAGGTTGATGCCAGAAAATAAACCATGTTAAAAAGTGTTAAGGCATTCAGGTATTCAAGCAAGTATCCACACTTAACATGACTTAACGATATTTCATTCCCTTAATCAATGAGGCACATAGCCTTATAGATTTTTAATATAAAATATTTCGCAGATTGGAAAATTTTGCGCATTGGAAAATTAGGCCCCTGGCTGGGTGCGGCAGTGCCCCCTTATATATAGTATATAGAGCCAGGCCCAAATCCAAAAAAAATTTTTGGCCTCAACTCATTCTCGCAAGATGGCCACAAGCCAAAAATTACAAAAGCGCAAATTCAGGCATTCTCGCAGAGTGGGAGAAGCCAGAAAAAATTTTCCAATAAACAAAAAATAAACACAATAAATCATCTAATGTTTATTCGTAAGTGATTGATTTTCAACAACTTAGACGACAATAAACAAAGTAAACAAAGAAAATTAAAATCTCTTATATAGAATTGTAAATAGTGATTAGTGAAATAATATAGTGAATTATATCACTAATCACTAGTTAAACATAAAACTAAATATATATAAGGCATTGTGCCAAATAGAATCATTTCACTATTTAATTTTATAAGTGATTGATTTTCAATAGATTATATTAGTGAAATAAAAGTTTTATTGTTTCTTGCATTACTTTCTCTTCACTTTGTTTACAATAAGAGTGAAATAATTTTTAATAAGTGATTTAATTCACTAGTATAAAAGATGTTAATTTTTATAATTCCGTGCTATTATTTATTGCGAGAATTTTCACCTATCTGTATTTATTCGTATATTTGCAAATAACAACTAAAACATAATAATTATGATACGTATAGGTAAATATAAGTATTTAATTGACCTAAATGAAGGTGCTAACTTAGACTCAGTAAATTCTTTTTTCATATTAGAATTTGAATATGATAACAAGTTCTATGTAGGATGGACCGGAGAAACAAGAGCCTGTTCAGTAAAAAGCAAAATAGAGTCTCTTATATATAATACTTTCCGTAAATCAAATTGGCCTACAAAAAATAATCCTGAATTGGCAAAAGCCATTATAGAAAGCAAGTATATAACAGTGTCCACAGAAGAGATAAAAGATGGGCGAGACCTAATAAGCATATATTCAAGAATGTATGAATTGATAGATGAGTATAAGGCTTATTCTCCTTATGGCCATAATATTATAAATAGTTTAAACAAGTGTGTAGCAGAAAAAGCTATTATACCAGGTTACGCGGCCAAATGGGATATACCTGATACAATATACAGGTCGGGTACAAACAGTGTCCGCAGTTATCCGCATAGAGCCGTTTATCAATACAAGCAGATAAGCGAAAATGTATACAAGTTTTATAAAAAGTGGGGCTCTATAAGAGAATATATAAACAGCGTAGCTCCGATGAAAATCAATCCGAGTGCCATATATATGTGCTGTAATGGCCAACGCAGAATAGCCTATGGAGATATATGGCGTTTTGATAATACAGAAGAGATAATAGAGATTGTTCCAGATATGAGAAAAATGTCAACTAGAAATATAGAAAAAGAAGTTGAAAATAGAATGGCTAAATTTAAAGCTAGAATAGCAAAAATACAGCATAAAATAGAGACTGGAAAATCTAAAATTTTAGGATAATATGAAAACAGATAAAATAGCAACGCAGTTATCAGATATACTGCCTAACAGACCAGTTGTTCCTGGTTTTGATAACCATAAAACTTCACAGATGATTAACCAAGAAGCTCATCGTATCGCATCAAAACAGGATGCTAAGGAATTAGCTCGCATTAAGTACTTGGAGCGCCAAAAGCTCAAAAACTTAAAAGACAAAGAAGAGAAAAGGCAATCATTGGCAGAAGAGCTTGGCATAGACTCAATCCCAGACGGCCAGACAGAGCATCAAGCCAGAAAGATTGCCGAGCAACAAAAAAGAGTTGAGGCGATAGAAGCAATCGAGGCCGAGACTGTTCAGCCGCTTGATGCCTTAGAGTTAGCTGATAAGACTAAGTCGTATTCATCTACGATAGGCAAAGCAATTCAATTACAAGGAGCGTCAAGGCCAGAAATCACGAAGCTTCTTACATCTCTTAATATAAACCTCAGTGTCCAGCTGACAAAGCAAGACACAGCTAACTTATTGGCTTGTTTATTGACCTGTAATGAGGCGCAACTTGCAGCTCTATATAATAATAAGAAAATACCTATTGTTATAAAGACTGTTATAAAGCGTCTACAAGAGGATGCGAAGTTAGGCAATATAGAAACAGTTGAAAAGCTTTGGGATAGAGTATTTGGAAAAGGCCAAATGCAACTTAACCTACCAGAAGGACAGCAGCTGCAAACTGGCATTATTCCTAACGTGCCTGTAAGTCGTGAAGCGTATCTGATTATACGTGAAAACTTAATAAAGTAAAATAAAGATGGATAAACGAATAGAAAGAATGATTGAAAGAGAAAAAGCTCTTTCACATGAATACCTTACTAAAGTTCTTGATTATGAACCAGAATCAGGAACATTTATATGGAAAATAAGAGCATCTAGAGCTGTAAAGCCTGGAGATATAGCAGGTTCCTTAAATAAAAATGGATATTTGCTTATAAAAGTAGGAAAATATATCTATAGAGCTCATAGGCTTGCATGGTTTTATTTTTATGGGCAATGGCCACCAATTGAAGCATACCAAATAGACCATATAGATGGCAATAAGCTTAATAATGCTATAAAAAACTTAAGAGCTGTATCAAATGCTAAAAATACAAGAAACCATAAGTTATATAGCCATAATACATCAGGAGTTAGTGGTGTCAGCTTTGCTGAGGCTAATAATAAATGGAAAGCTACTATAAAATATAATAGCAAAAATATACATCTAGGCTATTATGCAAAGTTTGAAGACGCTGTAAAAGCAAGAGAAATAGCAGAAAAAGAATTAGGATATACTACGAAAAAAGAAATATAAGCATGAAGTCACTTAAAGAAATGCAAGAAACAGCATTAGATGCCACAAAGCCTGGAACTGTAAATCCTATAGAAATGTTACGCCTTGAGGCTCTGACGTCATTTGAAAAGTATACTAAACTAATGTTTAAGGCCCAATATCATCGTTCATTTATAGTTGCAGAGCACCATAAAAAAATGTTTGATATACTGCAAGATGTTGTTGATGGTAAATGTAAGCGGCTTATTATCAATATAGCTCCCAGATACGGGAAATGTGTTAGTAAAGATACCCTTATTACGCTTGCTACAGGTGAGCGAAAAAAAATAGCTGATATACTGCCAGGAGATAAAGTGCTATCATTCAAAGATGGTAGAGCAGTTGTTAATAGCGTTATTGCTACTGAGCCGGCATATAAAGACTGCTATGAAATTACTATGAGGTCAGGTCGGTCAGTTGTATGCAGTATTGACCATCCTTGGAGAACACCGTTCGGGTATGTAAAATCTAATAGGCTTAAAATTGGAGATAGGATATTTGCACTAAAAAAAGAGTTAGACGGCGTCGAAACATTATCAGACGCGGAGATTATACTAATATCAATGATGCTGTTTGACGGATGTTGTACAAAATCTGGTAAATTAGGATTTACTAACATAGATAAATTAGCGGTAAATGCTGTTATAAAGGCTGTTAATGAACTCGGAGGTGAGGTCAAGCATTATTCTTGTACAGCCGATTGTCAGTATACTATATTAGGTGGAGCTAGTGGTATAATAAACAGTATACTAATGAAACATAAATTAGTCGGAAATAGCTCCTATACTAAAAGAATTCCAATAGGGATATTTAGTGCGTCTATGCGACAAAAGTATTTATTTTTAGGAATGATGATAGCGACAGATGGTACTATAAAAAAGAATGGTCAGTTGTCTATAGGCCTAGCAAACAAAGGACTTGCTGAGGATATTCAATATCTGTTATCTACTATGAAAATCCCATCAACTTTAGGATTTTATGAAAATGAAAAAGCTGGTATATGGAATGTTGCAATATCAAGAAGATATTCTCAAAAATTATATCCGCATTTGAATTTTTATGGAAAAGCAGATAAAGCAAAAGAATACATTTTACAGCCTTCTAAAATAGAACGTACATGCACATACCCGTATTCTATAATAAAGAATGAAGGCCTTTACAAAATGATACACTTTGATTTAGGGTATAAATCAGTTGGGCCAAATAGGAATATGTCAGAAGATACATTTAGAGAATTAGTGGAAATTTTTCCTGATAATCTTACGAGATATTGGGCTGAAGATTTCTATCCTGATGAAATTGTTAGTATAGAAGAAGTAGGAAAGCATGAATTAGTTCATATTGAAGTATCTGGCGATAAAAATTTTATAGCCAATGGGCTCGTATCACACAATACAGAATTAGTTATTAAGTCGTTTATATCATGGTGCTTCACCTTAAACCCGCGATGCAGATTTCTGCATCTATCTTATTCAGATATACTTGTGAATGATAATTCTGAAACAATCAGAAATATCATGCAGGAAGAGCTTTATAAGACTCTTTTTCCTAACTCGGCTCTTGCATCTGAGAAAGGTTCGGCTAAGAGATGGAAAACCAAGGCTGGAGGTGAGCTTTATGCAGTATCAACTCAAGGTCAGGTAACAGGTTTTGGAGCCGGTAATGTGGATATTGACCCAGATATTGATAAAATGGACGGAGGCAATGATATATTTACATTCGACGACCACACAAATGAGATGCTTGATATGATAGGAGCTACAACAAACATTTTCCAAGGTGCGATTGTGATTGATGACCCAATTAAGCCAGAAGATGCCGAGTCAGATATTGTCCGTGAACGCATTAACATGCGATTTGAGAACACAATTCGTAACCGTACTAACTCGCGCAACACTCCAATCATTATAATAATGCAAAGGTTACACGAACATGACCTTTGTGGCTATTTGCAAGAGATAGAGCCAGACGAATGGACTGTTTTATCACTTCCAGTTATACAAGTAGACCCAGAAACTGGAGAAGAACATGCACTTTGGCCAATGAAGCATACACTCGAAGAGCTTTATAAGATGCGTGAGATAAATCCGCTTGTATTCGATACACAGTACATGCAGGACCCAACACCAAAAGAAGGTCTTATGTATGAAGGATTTAGAACATATAAGATAGAGGAACTTCCAACAGGCACAAAAGCACTTCAAAAGTGGAATTATACTGATACAGCTGATACTGGAGCTGATGATTTGTGCTCAATTTGCTTTATAAATACGCCTGAATACTGCTATATAACTGATATTTTGTTTACAGACGCACCTATGGAGGTCACAGAGCCAAAACAAGCCGAAATGTTGACCAAAAATGGCACCGTTGAAGCCTTAATCGAGTCAAATAACGGAGGCCGTGGCTATTCGCGCAATGTAAAGCGCATATTAAGAGTTGATTTGCGTAATTTCAGATGCGCTATTAAAACATTTACACAGACAGAGAATAAAAAGGCACGTATTTATACAGCCTCTGCTAATGTTCAAAGCGATATTCTGTTTCCAGAGGGCTGGGAAAGGAAATGGCCTAAGTTTTATAAGGCTCTTATGTCGTATCGTAAAGATAATAAGAAGAGAAACCAGCACGACGATGCTCCAGATTGCTTAACAGGAGTATATGAAATGCATGCAAGAAAAGGTGGACGTAAAAAAATACATCAAAGAAATTAAGAACATGGAAAAGGTGGTAAGTAAAAACGGCGTAAAGGTTAACATGTGTTGTGCTAGTTGTAAGCACAACAACATAGCCTTAGTAGGTCATGACTATAAGCGTATATGCTTAAAAAAGAATACCATAATAAAAGATGGGTCTAATAAATGTAATTATTATGTGATGCAAGACTTCTTCAGAAAAAGAGGTTATAAGCCTTTATAGTTTATATTCTCGCAATATTCTCGCATTCTCTATTCATGTTCCATATATAACTATGAATAAATCTAAAGGACATACAGAACTATATGCGAGAATATCAATAAAATATTTTTAGTTAAAGAATGTTAAACACTGCATTTTTTAATATATTTATTGTACATTTGTCTTTGTAGAAGTTTTGTTTTATTTCTATAGCAAACAACGATGCAAGTTAAGGGTAGCTGCTCGGTAGTATTAATAAATAAAAACATTAAAAATTATGGGATTAAACTGCGGATGTCCAGCTGGTGCTCACATTGCCGACCTTGAAATCAATGAATGCAAAGAGAGCATGGGACAAGTACAAAAAGTTGCGTTCCAGCGAGTATATAAAACAGCTGGAGAGCTAAACTCTGTCAATGACCCGACCAAGAAAGCATCGTTTGCCACTTTGTTTTCTGCGGCCGATGGCACAAAAATGACAGTTTCACCTTATATTCAGGGACCTACTTCAGAGTCAGGTGCAGCTCGTACTTTTGGTGGAGGTAACCAGACCCTTGGAGGTATTGAGATTACAATCGGCCGTGAGCCGACAACGTTCTCTGCTATGATTTATCAGGAAAGTCAGAAAACAATTGCACAGCTGAAACAGTACATGTGCGAAAACGTCGGTGTATGGCTTATCGATGAAAACGGTAACATTGGCTGTTTAGTAGATGATATGGATAAACCTACTAAGTACATGCCTATTCCTATTGGTAAGTTGTTCGTTGGCGATAAGAAGCTTGGCGGTTTCGAAGAGCCAGATAGCAACTCTATCGAATGGTCATTCTTCCCTAACTGGAGTGATAATTTCTATATAGTTAAGCGTGAGTCTATGGACTTTAACCCGCTTACTGATTGGGTAAATACTTCGTCAGCCGGTGGATAAAGAATAAGAGTATGAGAAAAAAGAAAGAACAAACAGTAACTTTGGTTGTCCCTAAATACAATATGAAGAAGGAGTTTGGCATAGAACATGCCGAACGACTTCTTGATATGGGACCACACTTGAATGGTGGTTGGGAATTACCAAAAGATAGCGAATATTATTACGACGAAGAAAATGGGCTTAGAATTAAATCAGATAAAGCAAATTCTGCAAAAGCCGACTAAACGTCAGACTATTCAGAAAGCTGTAAATATGCAGCGCCGTCTTAGGTTTCATACTGAGACGAATATTGCTGTATCTGATATTAATCAGCCTACCACACTATTTCTTGACTGGGTAAAAAGCTTGCTTCCTAAGGATAAATTTAACATTTTCCTTCAGCTGTTTAAGTTTCCATTGCCAACTCCTGCCGTAGTTGAGGACGTCTATAGAGAACTCGAAAGGGTTTTCTATAGCCGTAACTCATCAAGCTCATATCAGTTTATAGACTCAGAACTTGCAGAAGATTGGGCTCAGTATAAAAAGAGCAAACTTAATGAGCCAGAAGTATGGAAAACAACTGCATGGAAAAGAATGCAAGTTTCACCTAATAGCATTTTAATTGTTGACCTTCCACAAATTCAAACATCTGCTCGCCCAGAGCCTTATTTTTATTGGCTTGAGATTGATGCTGTTATAGACTATCAGTCATCTAGTAAAGATGAAAATTTGTTTGATTGGCTTATATTCAAACAACCTGAAAATAGAATAGCTGTTTTCGATGATACTTCTATAAGAGTATACCAACTCAATGAAAAGAATGAAATTCAGTCATTGGTTTCTGAGGCAAGTCATGATTTAGGATATTGTCCAGCTCGCTTCTTTTGGTCAGCCCAGTTGAATGAGAAAAACAAGGACCTTAAGAAAAATCCTATTTCGAAAGAACTATCAAATCTTGATTGGTATCTTTTCTTTTCAATATCTAAACAGCACTTGGACTTGTACGCACCTTATCCTATTTATAGTGCTTATGAGGCTGATTGTAATTTTGAAAACAACGAAACAGGAGACTATTGCGACGGAGGATTTTTACGAAATGCCAAAGGAGAATACAAAATTCTTAACGACGGTACTGTAGAAAAATGTCCTTGCTGTAGTGAAAAGCGAATAGCTGGTCCAGGTTCATTCTTAGAGGTCCCAATTCCTAATCAGTCAGAGGGAGTCGCTGATATGCGTAACCCGGTTCAAATCACTACTATTGATAAGGACTCGCTTGAGTATAATGTAAACGAGTGCATACGACTCAAAAATGAAATCATCGTTTCAGTAGTTGGTTCTGGTGGCACCGTAAGTGAAAAAGAAGCAATCAATGAGACTCAGGTAACAGCCAATTTTGAAAGCAAAACATCAGTACTTAATGCCCTTAAGACAAATTTTGAATTGGCTCAGAAGTTCATAGAAGATACTGTATGCAAACTCAGATATGGAAGTGCTTTCATCTCTTCTTCGATAAACTGGGGTACAGAGTTTTACGTTTTCACAGTAACAGAGCTTTACTCTAAGTATAAACAAGCAAAGGATAATGGAGCGTCTAATTCAGAACTTGATGCCATATCGCAGCAAATCCTTGAAGTAGAATATCGCAACAATCCGTTAGTTTTACAGAGGATGCTTATTTTGAAACAGTTAGAGCCTTATCCACATAAAACATTGGACGAAGTGTTAAAACTGTATGAAAAAAAGTTAATAAATGAAAAATTGGTAAAGCTTAAAATAAATTTTAGTACTTTAGTTGAAAAATTTGAGCGTGAGAACATAAACATAATTGAGTTTGCTTCAAATAAGACTTTAAGAGAAAAAATAGATATTATCAACAATAAACTTTTAGAATATGTATCATAAGACGGATTTACAACAGTTACAGAACCATAGTCTCGAAGAGATTAAGACTTACAAGAATGACGCTGTAGCAAGAAAAGCTGAACTTGAGGCTGTCAAAGCAAAAGGTGGAAAAGCTTGGACTACTGAAATGCAAGAAGAGCTTGATGAAATAGCTCTTTTCTTAGTAGATGTAGAAGAAATTATTGACCAGAAAATGTTGGAAGAGCCTGCTACTCCTTCTTATGTTCCTGAACCGGGTACTGAAAAGATGGTACACTTGTCCATAGTTCGTGGACGTAGATTTAACTCTATGACAGGCAAAGAAATATCTAAGCCTTTCATTCAGAAGTTTACATTTGCAGAATGGCAGTTGTTTAAGAAAAACTTCAGAGGCCTTGGCTATACTATTATGGCGGCTTTGCATGACCCTTACGGAGATGCAGAAGCTTTAGTTTACAAAGAAGAAAGCAAATAACTAAACTGAAAAAATATACAAAGCTATGTTAACAATTGAAATGCTAAGACAGAGCTCAGCTCTTGCTGGTCTTACAGACGAGCAATTTACAGCTATTGCTGAGATGTCAAAAAATGATGAAAATGCTGTAATTGGCACTAAAATCGGTGCTTTGCATGGGCAGTATGATACCGATATTTTTAATATCACAGGTATTAAAAAGAAAGACGGTGAAAAGAGTTACGACTTTATGAAGCGCGTGCTCAGCGAATACAAAACAAAAGGTGAGTCTGTAAAAACTATTCAGAAAGAACTTGATGATGCTAAAGCACAAGTCGCTGATCTTCAGTCAAAACTTGAAAAGAATGCTGGTAATGAAACTTTAGCTCAGCAGCTTAAAGATGCAAAAGCCCAGGTTACTCAGCTTCAAGCACAGCTTCAGACAAAAGAAACTGAGTTTAACACTAAGAAAACTGAGTTCGAAACAGCACTTAAAAATACACATGTAGATTATGCTTTTCAAGCAGCTACTACAGGCCTTAAATTTAAAACAGGTATTACTGAGCCTATCCAGAAAACGCTTTTGAATGCTGCAAAAGCAGAAATTTTGGCTAAAGGTACACCTGATTTTATAGATGATGGTCAGGGAGGTAAAAAGCTTGTTATCCGTGGTGCGGACGGTAACATCCTTAATAACCCTAAAAATAACCTCAATCCGTACACATTGCAAGAACTTGTTATGGAAACTTCTCTTAAAGACGTTATCGATACAGGCCGTCAGCAAAAAGGTGGTGGAACAATTCCTCCAGCAGGTGGAGGCGGAGGTGGTGGAATGCTTGATTTATCAGGTATTAAGAGCCAAGTTGAAGCGGATAAAGCCATTGAGTCATATCTGTTGTCAAATGGCTTAACTCGCGACTCTCAAGAATTTGCTGAGCAGTCAATGCAATTAAGAACTGAAAATAATGTGGCTAACTTGCCATTAAGATAAAAGGCACATCCTAAAAGAAGACAATTAAATGCTATGAGGCGTAAAAGGGTAATGCACCATATTAGCATAAGTATTAACATTTAAAAACGTAAAACTATGAGCTTAGTATTAACTCGTATCCAAAACATCCGTGCTAACTCAAATCTTGATAAGTTTGAGTATCGCCCCAGTAGATACGGTGCGCTGAACGCTTTTATGGTGCAGTCCGAAGACCCTACTGGTATTCTTACTGATGAGTTGAAGCAGAAAGCAAGAACTTCTATCGGTAATACTCTGGAAACTCCGGTGATTAACTATGATGCTGACATTTCTATCGGCAATGAACGTACTTTGACTATCAACGATAGTGAAAATACTTCAAAGATGGTCGAAATCACATTTGCTACTTACGCATTTGGATTTACTATTGCTCCGGCAATGTATATGAACAACGAAATCAGCATTCAGAAGGACTTCCAGACAAAGATGATGAAGTACATCTACAAGCTTGCTCAGAAATTGGACGAAGCAGCTTTGGCAGCTTTGGCAGCAGCTAAAACTCAGGTCCTGAAGAACAAGCTGTTGTACGACTTCTCAACTAATGCTGTAAACTTCAAATGGACAGAACGCGAAAATGCATTCGGTGACCTTGACGTGCTTATGGGTTCTAATGACTTCTATGGTCAGTTGCACCTTATAGGTGACCCTGGTGTTGAAAGTATTATGAAGAAATTGCAGCAGAATGGACTCTACAATGCTGTAAACAAGCAGAATGAATTCGGTGACAAGATTGTACACTTGACAAGCAACATTGCTGCTTCTTCAGGCAAATATGCTCAGGGTTATGCAGTAAGTGCTGGTTCATTGGGTATGCTTACTCGTTTTGAGCGTGATTGTTTGCTTGGTACAGCATCAGGCGACGGCCATGAATGGGGTATCGCTACTCTTCCGTTGCTGAATATGCCTTGTGGTACATACTTCTATGACTCTGTTGGTGACTACAATGCTATCGCGGGTGCAGCCACTGCAGATATGAAGCGTACTCGTAAAGAACACTATGGCTTTGCTGTAGATGTTGCATTTATCACTGCTTATAACAGCGATCCGAGCACGTTGGCAAGTCCTATCTTGGCATTCAACGTTTCAAGTGAAAATGCTGTTTATGCTAAACCGGTTGTTGTTGTTAATACAGCAGAGTCTCCTGTCAACACTAAAGATGTTGGCGTAGGCGGATAACTGTAATAGCAAATCTTTGAGTTGTTATTAGTAGCTTTGGCAGGAGGCACTGAGGGAATAGCCTCAGTGACCTCCTGTTTTTCATTTAAAAATAAAAAGTTATGGTTAGAGCTATAGATATACAAGAAAAATTACTTCATCTTATAGGATGGGAACAGAACTATGATACATCAGACCTAAAAATATCTGATGCTTTAACTGTGAGCGAAAGTGGTATATATTTTCAGCAAATTCATCCTTTGTTAACTCTGCAAAGCTTGTCCTGCATCGCTCCAGATTTTAAAAATATAGAGTATGCAGAATATAATCCAGAAATGCCTTATTCAAAAGGCAATATTGTAAAGTACAACGACACTGCATATAAAGCTTTACAAAAGTCAGTAGGAAGACAGCCAGATATTGAGTCAGAATATTGGGTTGAAACCAATCCATTTTCAGAATGGCTTGAAAATAAAACTAAGGCCAGTATTCAAAAAGCTATTTCTAGATATTGCAATGAGAAAATTGCGCAAGGAACATATAAAACTCTTTGCGAAAGCAGAACTTTATTTGATGGAACTGGCCGCTTAGTAGATGTTGTTAAAAACAAGAAAAACTTAGTTGGTTTTGAAATTGTTCCTGTAAGAGCAAAAGGTGTAACTACGAAAATAAACAAAATAGGCTTACAATTTACAGAGCCAGGTGATTATACTTTATACCTTATGCATTCTAGTATGGACGCACCGGTTAAAGTAATTAAACTTAATAAAGTACGTAAAAACAGTATTGAGTGGTTTTCTGTTGAAGATGTATATTTGCCTTATCAAAGTGACGATAATGATGCTGGTGGTAGTTGGTATTTATGCTATTTTCAATCAGAACTTCCTGAAGGCAGTCAAGCCATTAGAAAAGATAAAGATTGGTCTAAAGAACCATGCGGCTCATGTTCACGTAGAGAATTACTTGCTTGGATGGCGTGGTCCAAATATATAGAAATACATCCATTTTTTGTAAATGAGGAACTCATAGAAACCATTAATTTTAATGAAGACTTCAACAATGACTTTGCTAAACAGTCAATACATTTATGGGATGTGGATAATAATCAATACACTTATAATAACAACTATGGGCTTAATCTTGAAGTAACTATAAGCTGCGATATTACAGACTTTATAATTGAACAACGAATGATGTTTCAAGACATAATAGCAAAGCAAGTTGCTATAGATATGCTGAAAGAGTTTGCATATAACGCGAATGTTAGAACTAACAGACATTCTATAAATGCTTCTAGGCTTGATATACTGTATGAGCTTGACGGAGACTCTTCGTCTATGAAAAAATCTGGTCTTAACTATCAACTTGATTTAGCATTTAAAGCTATCAACATAAGTACGCAAGGCATTGACAGAGTATGTCTGCCGTGCAAAAACAATGGTATAAAATATAGAACTGTATAAGTATGGCTGTAAAAAGGTATAATGCATCACTCCGCAATCTTGAATATCGTCTGCGAGCATTCAAAGATAGTTTGCCCATGCTATTAGAAGATATTGTACGTGACAAAGAAGACATTATAGTATCTGCTATAGCAGATGACCAGTTGTATCGTAGAGGTATAAATGGTAAAGGCGAAAAGATTATGGATTATATGCCTTATACAGCCACAACAGTACGCATAAAGAAAAAGAAAGGACAACCTACTACAAGGGTTACTCTTAGAGATACTGGGGACTTTCATAATTCTATGTTTGTTGTATTTGATGCCGAAGGATTTTATGTAACAGCTAGTGATGATAAAACTCCAGAACTTATAGAAAAATACGGTGATGAAATCTTTAGGTTAACAGACAAAAATCTTACAAGAATAATTCGCTCGCATATAAGAAAAGAATTAGTCAGACGGTTAAAGAAGGCAGTAAAAAAATGAGAGAAAATTCAGTACAAATAAGATATAAAGACAATCCTGTATTACTTGACAAAATATTGCAGGATATGCAAAAGTCTCTTATGGACAGGCTTAAATGGCTTAACTATGCTTTTGGCAGAGCATATAAGTTAGTTGAACATAGACCAGATGGTAATAAATTCATATATCCAGCCATGTATAACGGCAATGGAGAATATGTGTCTCTTTTGCCGAATGACAACTTTGGTAATTTTTCATGGTTTGACATATATGATCCTCAAAAAATTACTCAGGTTGTTCAATCTCTACCGCAATATACTTTCAGTGGAGCTATTATATTTTGGTATGACCTTAGTAGCGTATATGAAGATGAAACTGTAATGCATACAGAAGAAATCAAAGACGAAATTATTAGAGTTTTAACAACTCCAGGTCTTATTACTACTACTGGTAGGCTTGTCATAAATGAGATATGTGAGCGCTTTGATAATATATACAAAGGATATTCCATAGAAAAAATATACAACAACTATAATTATAAAGGTGAAGGTATACAAGACATTGATAAACAATTCTTTATGTACCCTTACGCTGGAATTAGAATTGAATTTACATTAATTACTAGAGAACTATGTCAACGGTATATTTTATAACTCTTTTGCAGGCTTTGATATACATATCTTTAGCCTCGGCTTTTATTATATTACTGATTGGAAAAATAGGTATAAGAGACGGCATTATCGCCAGAGCACCAAAGCTTATTTCTCAATTATTCGATTGTGATTTTTGTCTAAGTTTTTGGACGTCGCTCATTCTCGCTATCATTCTCGCTATTTTCTTTGGAGAAATGAGTATTATATTTATTCCTATAATATCAACCCCTATAACGCGAATTTTAATATGAAAGACCTACTAATAAATAAAAAAGTTATAAGAGTTTATGATAGCATAGATGAAATGCCTATAGTAAACTTTCAAAAATATAACAAGTATTTGCTTATAGACTCAGGAATTGGCTCAGATGCAGATGATATTGATGCTCATATAGTTAAAATTGCAAAGTACATAAAATCAAGTAATAATAAAAAGGCTTTGCAAGAGTTGCAAAATATGAGGCAAAATATATACATGGTAAATAGCGAAATATCGCCAAAATATTTGGCTTTTGCGGCTCTCATATATAGTATAGATGGCAAAAAAGTAGATGATTTGTCAGATGATGGTCTTAAAAAACTGCTTAGTAGCATTAAAGAGGTTAAGCATTCGGTTGTCATAGATTTTCTTTTGTGGCTTAAAAAAAAAGTCACATCTGAATTAGAGACCTACTTTCCAGGAGATTTTGTAAATCCTAAGGAAAAAGAAGCTTATGACAAATTAAAAAATAGAACTCTTTTAGTTCTAGACAGCATAATAAATAATGCTGATAACTCAGAGCAGATTGATATTATAGACATGATGCTATTGAGTATGCATACTCCTAAAGCATTCATAGGAAGTGAGTCTGTAGAAGTTAAATATGATAAGCAATTTGAAAGCACGTGTCTGCTGATAGCTCAAAAAACAAATATGGATGCTAAAAAGATGACAGTGCTCCAATTCTATAATGCTATAGAAAATATTAAGCGACAAGCAGAAGCTGAAGCAAAGAGTTTAAAACGTAATAAAAGAAGATAAGTTATGGCTGAAGAAGATAAAATCAAATACAGCGACATAATCGAGCCTGATGACTCCATTGAAAAGCTTGTTAAACAATTAGGAGAACTCAATCAGCAGTACGAGGTTATGGTAAATGCTATTAGAGCAGGTGCCGATAAGATAGTGCATGCTCTTAAATCTGCTAGTGGAGCAACAAAGGAAGGTCGCAAAGATATAGATGATGCTACAGCAGCTGCTTCAAGACTTGATAAAGCATATAAAGAGCTTCAGTTCGCTATATCAGATACTGGTAAACAAGTTGCTTGGCTTAAAGCTCAAACGTCAGACCAAAATAAAATGTCAGTTGAGCAACAGCGCTATATGAAAATGGCAATTTCTTCTTATGATAGATTGAAATCTGACCTTAAGCAAACAGTTGACCTGTATAAGTCATTAACAGCTGCTGAAAGAGCTGATAGCCAAATGGGGCAACAGCTTCTTAATGACATCATAAACCTTAAAAACCAAATTAAGGCTTTAGATGACCAAATGAAGCCACATATACAGACTGTTAGCGAAGTAGAAAAAGCAGAACAGAAGTTAGCGTATTTGCAATCAGAAGAAGGCAAAAGGTTAATTGAATTGAAAGCTAAAATAGCTGAATTAACCAGTGCAAGAAAGCAACAAAAAGCTACAACAGACCCTCTTGTTCAAGCACAAGAAAAACTTGCTTATGCACAATCTGATGAAAACAAGCAATTGAAATTATATTCAACTCAGATAAAAGAAGCTAATCAGATTGCTCAGCTTCAAGTTCAAATAGCTAATTCTGCTGAGGGCTCTTATAACAGGTTATCAGCCCAATATGCTTTAAATAAGATAAGACTTAACCAAATGTCTGGCGCAGAAAGAGAAGCTGCAGACTCTGGTAAGAAACTTGAAGCAGAAACAAATGCTATTTATCAGCAGATGATAAAGCTGCAAGAAGCAACAGGAAATTATAAGCTATCAGTCGGTCATTACCAAAAAACTTGGGATGGCTTAGGTATTTCTATATCTCAGGTAGTTCGAGAACTTCCTGCGGCTGCTGTTTCTCTTAATACTTTCTTTTTAGGTATTTCAAACAACATACCTATGGTAGTCGATGAAATTAATCGATTAAGAAAGCAAAATGAATTGTTAAGAGCAGAAGGAAAAGATACTGTAAATGTAACGAAGTCAATTGTAAAAGCTCTTTTCAGCTGGAATACAGCATTAGTAGTTTTACTTACTGTATTCTCTATGTTTGGTAAAGAAATTATATCTTGGATTGGCAGCTTGTTTAAAGGTAAAGCTGCTGTAATTTCTATGAATGATGCTTTAGATA